GTGGGACAGATCCGTGCTCGAGTCTGGCTACTCCGTCACTCGCGTAGAAGGCATGGCTGGTCGCAACCCTGTCGTGACTGCTCTCCTCCAGCTCAACGGCCACGACCGCTTCCAGGTCCGCGAAGGTCGCTACTTCAACGAGGTCCAGCCTTACCAGCACCACACCAACGTGCCCGCGGTCGGCATCAACGTCTACTCCTTCGCCCTCCAACCCGAGACCCACCAGCCCACTGGCACATGCAACTTATCTCGTATTGATAACACAACTCTCTTACTCACACTCACTAACAACACCGTCGGCATCACCACCTCCGCCCAGGTATACGTGTTCGCCACCAACTACAACGTCCTCCGCGTAATGAGCGGTATGGGTGGTTTAGCGTACAGCAATTAGAAAGTTTCAATCCACTCGGTTTGGTTCTTTATATTTGTGTCTTATAATAATAAAAATAAATAAATAGTGAGTTTAAAAAACTCCAAGTTTATTTATAAAAATACCGTTAAAAGGAAAAACGACACGCAGAAATATTAAAAACTTTATGAAGGGATGTATGGAAAGAATATAATCTCTAACAAGCATCCGCTTTCTCACAACTCATAAAGTAAATACCTAGAATACTTAGTCCTACACCAAACATCTTAGTAGATGATAATTTTTCTTTAAAATAAATTATACCATTTGCTGTTACTAATACATCACTAATTAAATCCCATAACAAATTCATCACTATCATCGTTTCAAATCGTAGTGATTGTAAGAAAATCCAAGGTTGAAATGCATATACAACTGTAGGTAATGCCATCCACCACATATTTTTAATAGCACCAGTATTAACCATTTTTATAATTCCAAGCATAATAACATCAATTGATGCCATAAAGAGGCCATATAGTAAGGGAGTAACACTAGACATCTATTTATAAAATCTAAAAAATTGATTAATATTTTAAATTGTTATAAGTAGAAAATGAATCTGTTTAAGTTTCTTGCTTGTGGTCTCTTAGCAACAGTAAATTGTATTGAAGCTCTCAGTTTTAGTTCTAGTCCTTCAGCGACCGGTTCTCCAAGTGTATCTCAGACTGGTTCACCAAGCCCATCACTTACGTCAACACTATCACCTATCTCTTATTCAGTAACAGCATTACCTACTATTCCTCCGACACTTTCTCAAAGTATAACAACAACAAGAACAAGAACACCTACTTATTCTCCTACTCCAAGAGCAACGCCTTCAAAGAGCTACTATAATAGTAAATCAAAGACACGTGCTCCTTCTCCTACAAAATCTCCTCGTCCTACAAGAACAAAGACCCCAACAAAATCTCGTTCTCCTACTTCAACACGCGGTAGATCGTTGAGTGCCTCACTAAGTCGCTCTAGAAGCCGTGCAAAACCTAAATATCGTGAACTAAGAGAAACTACACCACTACCATACGCAACTATGAGTAGTTATTCAAGTCTAAGAAGTAAAAAAACCTGGTTTTAAATTATAATAAATTTAAAATCAGGCATGCCTCTTATGGGAATCGAACCCATGCTCTTCTGTTTACAAGACAGATGCTTTACCACTAAGCCAAAGAGGCAAAAAAAACACCCCCAGTAGGGGTCGAACCTACGATCTTCTCCTTAGAAGGGAGACGCGTTATCCACTACGCTATGGGGGTTGAGGAATTACTTCCTATATGTATAAATTAATAGATGTTTAAACCCGTAAATTCTTGCTAAAGTTTGTCATGATTTTACGCGTAGAGCCCCGTAATCCACGATAACCATTTTTTACATATTCTTTAATTTTCAAATTAAGTGTATCTAGTTTAGATAAATTCTTACGATTACCTATTTTTAATGTTTTCACAAAATCTTTTCTCTGGTCGTAAAGATTCTCTAGCTTTTTTTCAACTAGAGGATTAGTTTTTTCAACTGTTCCTCCGTTTAAAAATAAATTCTTTTTATTCTGTAATTTACGTAAAGTATTTTTCCTATATTTTGAAACTTCGTTTTCACTTAATCCAGGTGTAATATGTCTTTTATTTGTCAAATTTACATTTATAGATTCACGATGTTTTCCTCTAAAACTTTTTCTTCCTGAATAGAAATTAAGAGGTGTTTGATAATTATTATCTTTATTATAAGGTATATGTCTTTCTTCAACATTATTACTAAACCGAAGTTTAGGTAATAAATGTCTATTCCCTTTTCCGCGTTTTAGTCTTGGACTTTTTACGCGTTTAAGAGGATTATCTACAATAAAATCCTTAGTCATTCTATTTTATTAGTATTTTTTTGATACTATAATATAATATCGAAAAAACACCGACGAGGGGTTTCGATCCCCTGACCAAGAGGTTAAAAGCCTCACGCTCTACCGACTGAGCTACGACGGTAAACGATACGAATGTATCATAATTCCGATGCCGGGAATCGAACCCGGGTCAAAGCCTTGAAAGGGCTCTATGCTAAACCGCTACACCACATCGGAATTAGGCACTACTGCCTATATTATAGTAGTAAACGGGGTTTAAGTATCTAATAAAAAATAATTGAATAATATTTTTTTTAAAAAATAACATTTTTCAAAAAAATCTTTATGCATTTAGCAAGAATCGAACTCGCGCTGGTGCTGTGGAAGAGCACTATTCTACCACTAAATTATAAATGCACAATAGCTCTACCCAGAATCGAACTGAGGTTCTTGGATATTTTTAGATATATATCTTTCAAAGTCCAATGTACTAACCGCTGTACTATAGAGCTACTAGGCACTTCTGCCTAAATACATAAGTTTTAAAATGTTTAAGTATCTTATTTGAAATAAATCTCGTATCTTAAAGTAATGCAGGCATCACAACTAACCGCAATTAATAAAGCAAAAACATTATTATCTCAATGTGGATGCTTTCAAGGTCCAATAGGCCCAATAGGACCACAAGGACCACAAGGTGAGCCAGGCAGATCACTACTCTTCTATTCTGATAATGTAAACACTAATCCGAATATAGCAGGAATTGATTCAAGTGTATACGGTCTATTTATCGGAGCAGATGGTTCTATATGGGTTTCTGAACCATCAACCCAGATTTATAATGCCTTTACAACAAGTCAATTTAATGGAACTGTAAGAACTATTACGAAACAATTTGATGGAAAAATTCTTGTTGGAGGAGATTTTACTTTATACGGTTCTACATCATGTAACTATATTGCCAGATTAAATACAGATGGCTCATACGATTCAACATTTTCTATTGGAACAGGATTTAATTCAATTGTTAGAACTATAGTTGTTCAAAATGATAGTAAAATTCTTGTTGGTGGAGATTTTACTACATATCAAGGAACAACTTATAACTATCTAATCCGTCTAAACTCAACAGGTTCTATAGATGCTACTTTTAGTTTAGGGAATGGTCCAGACGATATAGTTAATACTATTGTTTTACAAACAGACCAGAAAATACTGATTGCTGGTGTTTTCGATTATTATGATGGAAACTTATGTGGAAAAATTGCTAGATTAACTAGTGCAGGCTTCTTTGATACAAGTTTTGATACAGGGTTTCTCGGATTTAATAATACCGTCTATACAATTGCGCTACAAACTGATGGCTCTATGTATGTAGGAGGAGATTTTACAGATTATGATGGTTTCGCATGTTCAAAAACAATAAAACTCAATAGTGATGGGTCAATAGATGCTTCTTTTGATACAGGAACTGGATTTAATAATTCAGTTTATCATATAAGACTATTGAATAATTTAAATATTATTGTTTCAGGCGCATTCACAAACTATAAAACAATCCCTAATAATAGAATTATAGAATTAACATATAATGGGTCTATCGCATTAGTATCATATAGTTCAGGATTCAATAATTCTGTGAGAAAAAGTGTTATAGAATTATCAGGAAACTATTTGATTGGTGGAGATTTTACAACCTATAATTCATCAAATACAAATTATATAACACGTTTAAATTCAAATGGAACAGTATCCACTAATTACCCATTCCCAACTACAACATTCAACGGAAGTGTATATGATATATATGTAGAAAACGCTAGCAACTATCTAGTTGGAGGAAACTTTACAACATATAATGGTTCTTCTGCAAATTATATAACTCGTCTAATAGAAAATCCATATGTCTGGATAAATACAAGTAATAATCTATTTACAAATATTTCTACAACATCACTTTTCACATCAACAGTAACTGGTCTTGCTACCGCCGGTTATATATCTTCTACACAGCTCTTTTCAACTGTGACTGGACTAGGTTCAGGTTCTGGAGGTTTATCACAATCTGTTCTAAATTCTACAATCACAGGTTTAGGAAGCATAGGTTATATTTCAAGCACACAACTTTTTTCAACTGTTTCAGGATTTATTTCACAACCAAGAATAATGACAATTCAAACATTTACATTTTAAGCACTAAAAAACGAATATATTAGATATAGAACAATTAAACAACCTACTATTATAGTTATTACACCAGTCCAATATTTGAAATCATTTGTTTTAGAATTATCTATATCTTTAAGTGTATTCTGATCATCTACTAAAAAAGCACCTACCGTAATAGTAAGAGCACCAATTGTTAAAAACATTAACGTATTCATTAGTTGTTTCTTGTAAGGGTTTTCACGTAGGGCACTTAAATATGCTCTTGCAGATGAAGCCATTCTATAGATAAAAAATATTTATTATTAGATGGATTCTGAATGGCCTCAAATATATAATTTTAATGATACTTCCGATTTACCATATATATTTTTTGGCATAGTAACACTTGACACTATAGTTCTTTTTTTAACACGCTACTATAAGATCGGAGGGAAGTATCTAAATGAATGGTATGATCAATTTAATATTTTAGCTGTTTTAGCCGATGTTATGATTATTTTTATTGGATTTTTAATCACCAGATATTTGTATACAAGTTTTGTATTTGAGAAGTTTGAATACAGTTTAGTCTACTTTTTAATAGTGTTAGTGGCGGTTCAAGCAATTCATGATGTATTCTTTTACGTAGGTGTTATTAAACCAATCCCATACGGACATAATGAGATGATGGATGTTTTTAAGAGATATGCCGAAGACCTTGGTGCTATTATTATAGGAGGTGATGCTCTACTCATGATAGGTTCTGCTCTTATCGCAGTTTTCTACAAGTATATACCAACACATGCTTTTATAAGTATCAGTAGTTTGTTTGTATACGCTCTTACATATGTTCTTTTTACTCGCAACCCTTACGCTGCCGAAGAAATGAAGAAAAAAGACGATTTAGAAAAGGAAAAAGAGAAGACAATTCCACAAGAAAATTTTGATAATTCTAATAAAATTGATGCTTATAAACGTATGGTATAAGTATACAGAATGACTCTTTCAACATTTCTAAAAGTAATTGATCCAAATCAAGATACTGTTTTGGATGAAAAGCTTGCCCACGATTATAGTTTTCCTCTAGACAAGTTTCAGAAACACGCAATTAAAGCTATTAATCGTGATGAGAATGTTTTAGTAACTGCAAAGACTGGTTCTGGGAAGACTTTAGTAGGAGAATACCAAATCTATCATTCTTTAGCTAAAGGTAAAAAAATCTTTTATACTACTCCTATCAAGAGTCTATCAAATCAGAAATTTCATGATTTAAAACAGATGTTTAAAGATAATTCTGTGGGTATTATGACAGGAGATATTAAATATAATCCGAATGCTGACGTAGTAGTAATGACAACAGAAATTCTGAGAAATCTTCTTTATAAGAAAGGTTCTGCAACAGAAAATCTTGGACTAACAGCAAATCTGAGTTTAGATAATCTAGACGCAGTTGTATTTGATGAATGTCATTATATTAATAATAAAGAGCGAGGAGGCGTATGGGAAGAAACGATGATTCTTCTTCCACGTAACATAAATATGGTTCTACTATCCGCTACTATAGACTCGGCAGAGCTTTTCGCAAGTTGGCTAGGAGAACTCAAACAAAAAGCAATTCATCTTATTTCAACTACTTACAGGATTGTTCCACTTGAACATTTTGTAATTAAAAAAGATGATTATGAAACTATTATGGATAAGAATGAAGTATTCTATGTTGATGCCTATAATAGATATATTTTCTGGAAACAAGAGCAAGAAAAGAAACAGAAACAACAAAAAACTCTGGTAACAAACAGAAGACTAGGAGGATATGAAGATCCTGTTGTAGCTAAATCTGATACAGGAAACTCATATATTCATCAAATGAATACTACAATCCAGCAGTTTTACGCTAAAGACATGCTCCCTTGTCTATTCTTCGTATTTTCACGAAAGAACTGTGAACTTTACGCTTCTAAAGTATCTGGAAGTTTAATTGATCCAAGTGATTCATCTAAAGTAAAACACATTATTGATTTTCATTTACATAGATACAAAGAAAATGTTCAAGTATCACAGCAGTATTTTACACTAGTAAGTCTCTTAGAACGAGGAGTTGCGTTTCATCATTCTGGGCTTCTACCGATGCTAAAAGAAATTGTTGAAATTCTATTTTCAAAAGGACTTGTGAAAGTTCTTTTCGCAACAGAAACATTTGCGGTCGGTCTAAATATGCCAACAAAAACGGTGGTATTTACAAGTTATAGAAAATACGATGAGGATTCTGAAAAAATGAGAATGCTAACTACAGATGAGTATATTCAGATGGCAGGAAGAGCAGGTAGACGTGGTAAAGATACAAAAGGGTATGTATTCTATTTACCAGATAGAGTCCCAGAAGAGCGTGAAGATATCAAAAAAATGATGTGTGGTTCTAAAACACGTCTACAATCACGAATGAAGTTTGGTTATGATTTTATTCTGAAAACAACCCAATCAAATAATTTAGATTGGATGAATCTGGTTGAAAAATCTTATTTCTATGAACAAGTTAAAAAAATTATGATTGAAATTCAAAAAGAACTAGATTCATATGAAAAAGAACTAAAAACTATTAATATTAATAAAGAACAAATTGATATTTGTCAACTAGAATTTGAATTAAAAGAAAGGCTAAAACAAGCAACAAATGCATCAAAAAGAAAGTTACAGGGTGAATATGAAACATGGAAGAATAAGCATCCTGATAGGATTTGGGATGTAATTCGCAAACAGTTTGCACGAGTTCAAACGATTGAAAAAGAGACTATCACTTTGAAAGATGATTTAAACTATTACAAGAATTTTGAAGGAACTCTTACACCATACTTTAATGTTCTAATAGATTTAGATTTTATGAATGATAACAAAAGTCTAACACAGAAAGGTGTAAATGCTACTGAAATTAATGAAGGAGATGCTTTACTACTATCTCAGATGTATGAAGAAAAAGAATTTGATAATCTAAATCAAGAAGAAATTCTACTAATTCTATCTTGCTTCTTAGAAAAAGAAGAAAAAGAAATTCTAAGTCTGAATACATTAATAATTTCTAATAATCTTAAAAATATTTTATATAAATCTGAAGGATTCTGTAAAAAGATTGAAAATACTGAAAGAAAGTATAGTATATCATTTAAAGAATGGAAATTAAATTATGAAAATATTGAAATTTTGACTGATTTATTTAAAGGTAAAACAGTTGGTGAAGTCTGTTTTAACTATTCAATTATGGAAGGAAATCTTACTAGGTTTCTTCTAAAACTTCTAAATATTGTAGAAGAACTAAAAAATGTTGCGATGTTAAATAATGATGTAAATTTACTTGAGAAGTTAGAAAATGTAAGAGCATATGATTTCTATAAGATTGCTAATCCAGATTCATTATATTTACACATTTAAATATGATTCGTTCTTTCCACTTTACTCCTTGAGGATTCATGTAGTAAGAAAGATTTACTTTCGTTCCTTTTTCAAAAGTATTTTTTAAATTAATAATCTTTTTCAAATCTAGAATAAATACTTTTTCAGAATTTAAAATAGTTGCTTCTAACAAAGCCTTTTTCTTATACAACTCTATATATACAAGATCACGTTCATAACTCTTTGCTAACTTTTGAATAGAATTAAATCTATCAATACATTCATATGAAAACTCTCTATTTTTTAGTGCGAACTGATTAATAATATCTACATAGCGACGGATAGGTGAAGAAGCATGTGCATAGTTATGTAGATTAAGTTGGCTATGAATAGTATTATCACTTGGTAAACAGTATTTAGCTGATTCAAAACATAAATAGTTATATGAATCACCAAACTCTTCAAATAGTTTAGCCATTTCTAGATTAACACCTTTTTGAGCACGTAGAATACCAGAGTTATTCTTTTTTAACTCTTCACCCGCTTTAGTATTATAGTATAACATAAGAATCTCTACCCATTTATGGCTATCGTTTGTTTCAACACCAGAAAGTCTATATACATAGTCTTTTAGAATAGAATAGTTAAATTTATCATCATCATAAATAGAGTTATATGTATAAGATTTATTCACTTTCACAACAGTTTCTTTAAATTCATATTTTATAGATTCTCCAAATGTAATAATAAGACTATATGCGAGTCGTTCTTGGCCCGCAACCAAACTCATTAAATCTTCACTCAAAACTTTAGGAAACATAGGTTTTACACAAGTTCCAGAATTATAAAGAGAAGTTCCCATGAATTCTGCTCTTTTCATCCATGGATTCAATCCAACCCACACACTTACATCTGCGATACTAATAGCCATTTTATTATCCCAAATTGAAATACAATCATCAATATCTTTACAACCATCTGGGTCAATATTAAATGTATACGCGTCGATGAAAAGTCTACCCTCTTTTGATGGAACTACTATTTCTGGAAGAAGTTTAGGCCAACTAAACCCGTTTGCTTTTAAAAGTGAAGCATTTGTTTCTGCTAAAATATCACCACAATTGCCTAATAGTTCTACAAAAGTTCCTTTAGGAAATTCAGAATTTTCAGGCCAAGAATCAAACTTAAATGTAATTAATTTATTTGAAAGAATATCTTTAATTTTTGAACCGATATAAAATGGAGGATATCTCTCATCCAAAGGCCTACAAAGATAGATAGGATTTCCTTTACTTGTAAAACCGTATTTGGGACCTGTTGTTCCCAGAATACCAACCAGTGTTGGGTATTCGTTCCTCCTAGATAAACTACACCCATTATTTGTAGGTATAATAAAATCATAAGGCAAACATTTGTTTGCATTCTTAGAACCATTAAAACTTTCAAAGAATCCATACTTTTTTTTAACAACCAAGACATTCATTTGTGTAAAATAAAAAACTACTATACAAACCAATTTTTTTAATTATAAGCGATAAAATGTTTTCTACAAAGAGCTTGATACTTATCTGCTGCTCCCACATCAATTGTTAAATTATCATGAATTTTCTTACATGTAAAGAGTGCTTCTGTTCCATCATTGCAGATTTTACATAACGCCTTAAGTTTAATAATATTGTCACAGTAAGGAATAAGTTCCAATAGAGATCCAAATGGTTTTCTAGAAGCATCTCCATCAAGACCAGCCACAATAACATGCTTTTCATATATTTCAACTGCTTCAAGAACAAACTCTACTAAATCTGGATAAAACTGTGCTTCTTCAATTATAAGAACTTTAGCTTCTAAATATTCTTTAGAATTACTAACTTCTTTAAGATTTGTTACTGCAATATCCGCGTTACATGATTCTTGATTATGATTAACTATTTTAGATTCGGCTGTATAACGTTTATCATATGAAGAAGTAATAATGTAGATAGACCACCCTATTTCTTTGAATCTGCGAATTGAAGAAAGTAGATAAGACGACTTTCCTGAAAACATAGGACCTAATACGATTTCTAGAGACATTTTGCTAATAAAAATATTTGAAAATATTTAACCAATTTTTTTACTTTGTGCCAGTAGAACCAAATCCACCAGAGCCACGAGTAGTCTCAGGAAGACTATCTACAATCTTAATCTCACGAATATGACCCATATCAGGAGCGACAATCTGAGTAACACGTGTTCCTGCTACAACATTTGGGTAAGTGTGCTCGTTTAGATTAGTAACAACCGCTTTTAGAGTTCCACGATAAGTTCTATCAATTATTCCTACAGAGTTCGCTAGCATAATACCAGACTTATACATAGAAGAGCGAGGATACATGTAGTAGTGAACTTCCTCTTCAGAATAGTTATAGTTATCTACTGGAGTAACCTTTACTAGACGAGCACGAGTTCCTAGGTCAAGAAGATGAACTGCCTTCGGAGGTGGGTTGTGACGTTCATCAAACACCGATGACACTTTATAATCTTCAATCGAATACAAATCTACACCAGCATTATCATTAGAACGATTAGTAGTAGCATAAGAAGCATAAAACGTAATACCATCTTCAGTAGGCCAGAGTTCAAGACGATAATAAGACATTTTCTAATACATATTGTAACAGGATTTTTAAACCAATTTTTTTGAAAATTTGTTATGCTTACAGCGTTCACAACTCACGATTGAAAAATCGCAATTATAAGGCACTATAATTGTATACTTGTGTAAACATAATTTCTGTTTTCTTTTTAACTCTCGTTCTTTCTGTAGTCGTTCATCTTCTAGAAGTTGAAAAAAGTTATTTCTAAATTCTTCTAATCTGTCAATATTCATCTATTATTCTATTTCTTTAATAATTTCATCAAATGTTGGATTTACTTTAAAATGGGGATATTTAAAGGGCATATTAATATCAAATTCAAACCATTTTTTCACATTTTTAAAAGCATAACTATTTAAACATGGTATGAGTGGTCCAGTATTAATAGCTATAATATATTTAGCATGTGTGCTAATTGCACCTATATCTTTTATTGTTAGATTGTCATCTGCTGTGCATGGTATATCATGTATTTTTTCTGTTGTAACTATTTTATTCTTTTTATGTAATGTATGAATCATATGATTAAATTCTTTTTTATTTTTTTCTAAATCAAATTGGTTTGAACGAGGAATTGAATTAATAATTAATACATCTACATTCTGATATTTAATTGGAAGACTATCATGTATTTCTAATAATTTAGGATCGGTATATACAAATTTATTAATCGCGGGGAAATCTATTTTTTTGCCTATTATATGAGTAAAAAATTTACATAAATAACTATTAAACGATTCCCTATCTTTGCTATCTTTAAATAAGTTTAATTTTAATAAAAAATGATCACGCAACATATCATAGCCAATATAAGTATTAATAGCACCTTTAGGTATATTTGTTTTACATAATATTCTATTGTCTAAAATAATATCTCTAATGGCATTAAATAATATTCCATTATCTATTTTATCTATTTTACATGTTTCAATAAATTTAATAGGATGAATTTTAATATTATTACAACATATAAATTCTTGCACTTGTTTCACGTAATTTTTTCTTATATAAATATTAATGCTTATATTATTTTTTATTATATAATCTTTACAGTTGTATAAATATATCATAGTAAAAATATTATCTCCTAAATGCCAGAAATTATATAAATTTATAACTTTTTTTTTAATTTTAAATGTTTTATTTTTCATCCCTAATGATTATAAAGATTAAGAATAGTCTAAAACTTAGTTTTTTTGAGAATCACCTTTCATTACTCTATAACTATCTTCATCATAGTGTTTTGTTGATACTTCAAATATATCACCTTCTTCTAGACAAATAATTTGATGAGGCTCACCTATTTCATTTGTAATAACATCACCGGAAACTAGATCTTCAACTTTAATATCGGCATTCTTAGTATCAATCCATTTGAATATAAATTTACCAGATGAAACATACCAAGTTTCTGTCTTTTTAATATGAAAATGCATCGAGAATTTTGCATCTTTCTTAAAATGTAATATTTTACCGCAATACTTCTCATTATTTATAATAATAACTTCATGTCCCCAACCTTTTGGAACAATTGAACATGTCTGTTTTTTAATATTAGACTCTTTACTAATAGGCCAGAAACTATCAACATTAAACGACTTATCATCAATATACTTATCATATGATGGTTTTCCGAATATTATATTATGATATTTACATCCCCAGTCAGATAAACTCTGTTTTGTAAGTTCTTCATAATTATTTCCAGAACTAGAACCTCTTGCCGTCCAATATGTAATAGTATTACCTTCATCGTATAACTTGTTTACTTTCGCGATGCGTTCATGAATAGGTTTACTATAACTATATTTATTATCACCCAGCGCGTCATCCGTAATGCAGATTGTATTATCAATATCAACAAAAATATTCATATAATTATAGTTAATATGTTCTTTAATACTAATAAACCGCCTAATATAATTGTTTTTGGAGATATTATGTTAGACCATCATGTATACGGGAGTATTGAGAAGCTAGCGAATGAAGCACCAATTCCGGTATTACATAAAAAG